GATATAAGGTAGTATTCTCCGTTGTCTAGTATCCACTCCACCGCACCGGCGCCACTAGAACCAGCTGATTGAGGACCAGTACCTCCCTCAATAAACGCTTCATCGATGATAAGCCCACCAATATCTGTAACACCTGCACCTCTCCAAATCTGTGAGCACGGCTTAAGATCTGCAAAGTGCTCTTGATTTAGATTTCCGTATATTAACTCTGTGCCTGAGCTTGTAAACACAGGGGCTGAAGATAAGTTTATAAAGGCATTTCCACCAACATTGTATGATATATGCAGATGTAGGTCACAAGTGGTCGATGTCTTAATCAACACATATGCAGTAGCACCGTTGGCTAGAGCTGGAAATGTAGCTACACTTCTAAACTCTTTACCTAAATGTGCCTGGTGGTGTTCTTCCTGTATTACCACTAGCGCTGGAACATAAGTGTCAACAGGAGCATATATATTTGATGCCTTGTCTTTTATTATTGAGGCTTCAGCATATCCAGCATAGCAGTTCGCAGAAGCAATAGTAAGTACTGCTATGACTGTTAACAGAAACTTATTCATTATTTTCGTCTCCAAATGGTACCGTTAGATACTACTGTAACAGCTGTGGTAGCGT